CACCTTCTCTTGCACCTTTAAAGTATTTGCCAGCTTTGCGGTTGTCTTGGTACTCTCGCTCAGTTATGGGTGCTAGGTTTTCTAGCTTGTTGTTGCTAGTATCACCATCTATATGGTCAATTCGTTCAAAGTCGATGTTGTGGTGCATAGCGTAGATAACATTTTCTTTTGGGTATTGGTGGTAACCTACGCATACCTTTCCGCCTACTCGTTGCATGGTCTTGGTGCGGTATAACTCCCCATCTTCATAGGTAAATCTAGTGCGTAGTATTGCTTGGTCTAGTTTTGGAGGATTACGCATGATTAGTAGTTCCAATCGTCATCGTATGCTTGGCGTTCGGCAGGGGATAACGCTTCATATATTGCTCGTGCTGGGTTGGTTGGTTTGCCTGATGGTTTAGTCGGTGTTGATGCACCTATCAATGCGTTGGGTGCTTCCTCTTTTAGGTAGTCTATAAGGGTCATTCTTGCCATCGTGCTTGTGCCGACACCTTTGGCTTGGGCGAGTGCATTTAGCTGGTCTAGTAACTTTTTAGGCATACGGATAGCGAGTAAAACATCGTTTTGTGAGGCTTTCTTGTTAATCATTGTTAGTCCTTTGTTGTTGTGGTGTATTAACAGATTGGGTTAGTCTGTTGTATCGAAGTATACACTAAAGTTTACGAATGTTATACAGAGGTGAAATAAATCTGCGGGTAATTCGATACTGTATCGAATAGAATGGTATAAGTTGAGTTAGTTTTAAAATAGACGAAAAATAATTTGCTGGAAAATTACCCCTTGATAGAATGGGATTTAGCGGAATTATCTTCTTATCCAGCATAAACAAGTACCTCTGGTAAAACCAAAAAACCTGTATATATTTTGTTATACACACTCTCTCTCTATACTATTCATATTTATTTATTTTTATAGGATAATTAGGAAAAGTATAGCAAAACCCCAATAAACATATGGCTTGCAGGGTAGATGCCCAAAATGGAAATAATGAGATATAAGAGCTAAGTTTAGATAAAATACTAAGTTACACTAAACACCACTCGCTTACTCGACTGCTACGCATCTGCTCCTACTCCCCTGCTTAGGGATTATGACAGTTCCTGATAGTTCCCGAAAATAAAAAAGCCCACAAAATGTGGGCGTAAAAAAACCGCCCGAAGGCGGTTAAGTGATTCGATACTGTATCGAGTTATTCGAGTTCGTATCCGTCTTTTTTGAGTGCGTCAATAATGGCATCTTTCAAGGTATCGGATTGATTGTCAAAATCGCCATGCGAATAAACTTTAGCGAGTAGTGATTCAATCGGGGATTCTGTGGTTTCGCCATTCTTAGCTTTATTTTTGGATTTATTCAAATCCTTGATTGCCTTGCCAGTATTGACAAGTTTAGCGAATAGCTCATAACAATTCTGTTTATAGCTATCTTTCAATGCCCCCATTGAATCTAAGAAAGCCTGTTTCAAAGCCTTAGTAGTGGGGCATTTGCTACGCCCGTCAGCTAAGCGAGTCCCGCCATTGTGTAAGGCTAAGCCCTTAGCGTTGAGCAATTCAAGGGCTTTCACTTTGGTATCGTCAGCACCTTTGTAAGCCACGACCTGCAAACCTGCATCATGCACAAGGTCGAGCATCTCGGGCATTGTGAGAGAGGATTTTTCAGAGGTAACCTTAACAGTTGCGCCCTGTGATGTTTTTACCATTGTTTCGATTGCTTTAGATTGTGATTTCATTTTGTAATACCTTTCAATTTAAGTTTAAGTTAATTCGATACTGTATCGAATCGTTATGAATAGAGCCAATCCCTATCCATACCTACATTATGCCTGAGTATTTTAGCGTTGTCAAATCGCATTGAGTTTACATAACTGGCGATTCTAGCTAGGCAAAATTGATTTTGTTTTGACGCATAAAGCGACCCCCACCCCCAAAATTTTATTAAGGGACTCCTACTCTACTCTATATACTCGGTTTTGCACGTTCAACCTGCATTTTTCTAGCCGATGCCCCCCCCCCCTACCCTATCAAGTTTGTTAAGAAGCGCTAACATTTTTATGCGCATAAAGTACCCCCATGCTTTTTTTAAATCCAAAACCCAAAAAAATTATTATAAAAATTTTTAGCAAATTTCGGACAAGACCTCCCAGAAAAAACGCTGTAAGTTTATGATTACAAAAGAGAAACCCGTGCAAAAATAGGACATAACCAAGTAAATTTCCCTGTAAAAACAAAATAATCAAATTTACAGGGAAAAACGATGCGTAGGCATTGAAAAAGCAAAACACATATAGCACATACAACATAAACAATGCGTAGGCATCGAAAGAAAAAGTTTCCCGAACGGGAAGAATGTAAGAAAAAGTGTGCAAAAAACCGAAAATATTCCCGAACGGGGTATTTTGTAAAGAAAAGTAATGTCAACCATTCTGCACATAAACCCAACAACATGTACAAAATGTCAACAAAAACGTACGTATACCAACAACATGTCTACAAAACTGCAAATAGTCGACATATCAAAACCGTGTTGCACTGCAACAAAATGTAGCGTATACTATACAAAACCCCCTACAAAAGTAGGGTTCAACACCACTTAAAGGAAAAAACTATGTTTTCATTTGAAGAGCAGTACAAGAAAGTAGAACAATTAGCTGAGCACTACCAGCAGTTAAATGATTTCTGGGTACAGTCCGTGCTATCAAGCATCAAAGAATTTTTTAAAGTAAAATAACGTCCCGAGGGCGACTGGGCGCCCGTAACAAGTACCCAGACCAAAAAACCTGTGCTACAATTCATTTCATATCGGAGTGCCCCCAACTTTTCCTCCTATGACAAAGCAGATACGAGTAGTACCAGAAGTGACAATACCTATTCCAGTGGACTTAACCCCACAGGAAGCCAAGACTTTGCATGAAAGAGCCAAAGCTGCTTTTAAAACCATGGAGTTTCTGGCTGCAATGGGCTTAGAGCCTAAGAAAGAAAACATGCAAGCTGCTAAACGAGAAGCAGAACGGCAATTTGCCGACAGTCCAGCGGCCCAACGTCGCCCATTTAACGTAGAAACAACTTTATGGTTGGACAAACTGTTGTCAGAATACAACAATGCCATAGTAGACGACACAATCCGCCTCAAAACATACGTCACAACCCGGTTAGTCGAAGAATCTGATGGCGAAAAGGCTGCAGACCGTCTAAGGGCGCTAGAAAGTCTGGGTAGGTTGTCCCAACTTGGGATGTTTGCAGATAAAGTAGAGATTTCTGTCAACCATAAGACGACTGACGAGTTAAAAGAAGAGTTAGAAAAGAAATTATCTCGGTATATGGGTGTAGCGCAGGAAGTAAAAGCCGAACAAATCAAAGAAAAAGTGCAAGTCATTGATTTAGATATAGAATTAGGGCGCAAAAAGAACATAAACCCTATGGAAGGTGAAGTTCTTGATGACTAACCCCATTGAGATTCTAAAAGCCCTACCCCCACAGAAGCGTGCAGACTTCTTGGCATCACTGCCTAAAGAAGAGGCAGCGGAAATTTTAGAAATACTAGAAGAATTAAAAACCCGAGACGACAGGGAGTTAGTAAAAACTGACTTTATGGCGTTCACTAACAACGTTTGGCCTGAGTTTATCCATGGTAGGCACCATGCGAAGATGGCGCAGGCATTTGAGGAGGTAGCCAATGGCACATGTAAAAGACTTATTATTAATATGCCGCCTCGCCACACGAAATCCGAATTTGCAAGCTATCTCTTACCTGCTTGGTTCCTCGGAAAATTCCCTGGCAAGAAAGTTATTCAGACTTCGCATACGGCTGAGCTTGCTGTGGGTTTCGGTAGGAAAGTTAGGAACTTGGTGGACAACCCGTTGTATAAACGCTTATTTCCTGCCATCGAGCTACAGTCTGACTCCAAAGCAGCAGGTCGTTGGAACACTAATTTTGGTGGCGATTATTTCGCTATTGGTGTGGGCGGTGCTGTAACGGGTAAAGGTGCAGACCTCTTAATTATTGATGACCCGCACTCTGAACAGGAGGCTGCCTTGGCGGCGTTCAACCCAGAAGTGTATGACAAGGTGTATGAGTGGTTCACATCTGGTCCACGTCAGCGTCTCCAGCCAGGCGGGGCAATTGTTATCGTGATGACCCGCTGGTCACTAAGAGATTTGACAGCTCAGGTAATGAAGTCAGCTGCCCAGCGTGGTGGGGATGAGTGGAAGGTGATTGAGTTTCCGGCTATTTTGCCATCAGGTAACCCCCTCTGGCCCGAGTTTTGGAGCCTTAAAGAATTAGAAGCCCTACACACCGAGTTGCCTAACAGTAAGTGGCAAGCGCAGTATATGCAGCAGCCCACATCGGACTCGTCTGCTATTGTGAAACGGGAGTGGTGGAAGGAGTGGGAGAGTGAACGCCCACCTGTATGCGAGTATATAATCCAGTCATGGGATACGGCGCACGAGAAAAAGACAGTAAATGACTTCTCTACGTGCACTACTTGGGGAGTCTTTTATAATGAAGAGGACCATGACCTACCAAATATTATCCTGCTCGACTCCTATAAAGAGAGGTTGGAGTTTCCGGAACTCAAGCAAAAGGCGTTCGAGAAGTATCAAGAGTATGAGCCGGACTCTCTTATTGTCGAAAAAAAAGCGGCTGGGGCGCCGCTTATCCAAGAATTACGCCGCATGGGTATCCCGGTGGGTGAGTTCTCACCTGGCAAGGGGCAGGACAAGATTTCGAGATTAAATTCAGTTGCGGATTTCTTTGCATCTGGTAAAGTATGGGCTCCAGCTACACGCTGGGCAGAAGAGTTGATAGACGAGGTTGCGGCATTCCCTTCGGGCGAACACGACGACTTGGTGGACTCAATGACATTGGCGCTAATGAGATTTAGGCAAGGTGGGTTCTTAAGACTCCCAAGCGATGAACCAGATGAGATTAAATGGTTTAAATCTAAAAGAAACGCTGGGTATTACAACGTTTAAGGACAAACGACATGGCAATGGAAAAAGGTATTTATCAAGCCCCTATGGGTATCGCAGCTACAGAAGAGCCTGCAATTGAAATTGAAATTTTAGAACCCGGTGAACTTGGTATTACCGCTAATGGCATCGAACCAGAAGAAGAATCAGATAACGAGTTCGATAAAAACTTAGCAGAAGATATGGACGATGGTGAGTTACAGTCTATCGCCAGTGAGTTAATTGCTTTGTTTGATGCAGACATTGCTGCACGTAAGGATTGGTCTGATACATACGTTGATGGTCTAAAACTGTTAGGTCTAAAGTATGAAGAAACTACTGAACCATGGGCAGGCGCATGTGGCGTTTACCATCCTATGCTGGCTGAAGCCGTAGTTAAGTTCCAGTCCGAAGCAATTATGGAGACCTTTCCGGCGATGGGTCCCGTTAAAACAAAAATTATTGGAAAAGAGACTCAGAGCAAAAAAGAGGCTTCCATTCGTGTTCAAGAAGATATGAATTATCGTTTGACTGAACAGATGAGCGAGTACCGCCCTGAGCAGGAGAAGTTATTATGGAATTTGCCGTTGGCAGGTTCTGCATTTAAAAAGGTTTACTTTGACCCAGCGTTGGGTCGCCAAGTAGCAATGTTCATCCCAGCAGAAGATTTGGTTGTTCCTTACGGCGCTTCTAGCTTAGAAAACGCTGAGCGTATTAGCCACGTGATGCGCAAAACGAAGAATGATGTGAAGAAATTACAGGCCGCTGGGTTCTGGAAAGACATCGACTTGGGTGAGCCGACAAACGTGATGGACGACATTGAGAAGCGCAAAGCTGAACAAGATGGGTTCACTGCGTCTACAGACAATCGGTTCAGAATTATTGAGATGCACGTCGACTATGACTTGCCTGGGTACGAGGATGAGGCAGGAATTGCACTACCTTACATCATTACTATGGAGAAGAGCACCGCAAAGGTGCTTGCAGTTCGTCGCAACTGGTACGAGGGTGATACTCTTAAATTGAAACGTACACACTTTGTGCACTACCAATACGTACCGGGGTTTGGATTTTATGGATATGGACTTATACATCTTATTGGAGGCTACGCTCGTAGCGCTACTTCTATTATTCGGCAACTTGTCGACGCAGGGACACTCAGCAATTTACCGGGCGGTCTCAAAGCAAGAGGCTTACGGGTTAAAGGAGACGACACGCCAATCTCCCCAGGAGAGTTTAGAGATGTAGATGTACCTGGTGGCACTATTAAGGACAACATTATGTTGTTACCTTATAAAGAGCCTAGCCAGACTTTGATGGCATTGTTTAACCAAATCGTTCAGGAAGGCCGTTCATTTGTTTCCGCCGGAGACCTACAAGTATCTGATATGGGTGGTAATGCACCTGTTGGAACGACTTTGGCTATTTTGGAGCGCACGCTCAAGGTAATGTCGGCGATTCAAGCTCGTTTGCACTACTCAATGAAGGTAGAGTTTAATCTTCTCAAAACCATTATTGCGGATTACACAGATGAAGACTATGAGTATGAACCTGAAGAAGGTCCGTCAACAGCGAAGAAGAGCGACTATGATGACGTTGAGGTCCTTCCCGTTAGCGACCCAAATGCGTCTACGATGGCGCAAAAGATTGTACAGTATCAAGCAGTATTACAACTGGCCCAATCGGCGCCGCAGTTGTATAACCTTCCTCTCCTTCATAGGCAGATGATTGAGGTTCTTGGTATTAAGAATGCTCAGAAGTTAGTACCAATGGCTGATGACCAGAAACCGCAAGACCCTGTTACTGAAAATCAAAATATCTTGATGATGAAGCCAGTTAAAGCGTTCAGTTACCAAGACCATCAAGCACATATTACCGTGCATATGGCTGCTATGCAGGACCCTAAGATTGTTGCGCTTCTTCAAAATAATCCGATGGCACAGCAACTGCAACAGCAGATGATGGCGCACGTCAATGAGCATATTGGGTTCCAGTACCGCATTGAGATTGAGAAGCAAATGGGTATGCCGTTGCCTCCCCAGAAGGTTGACGAGTTTGGTGAAGAACAAGATGTTGGCATGGACCCACAAGTTGAAGCTCAGTTAGCTCCGATGGTTGCACAAGCTGCGCAGAAGTTATTGCAGCAAAATCAACAACAAGCCGCTCAACAACAAGCCGCTCAACAAGCTGCTGACCCATTGATTCAAATGCAACAGCAAGAACTCCAACTCAAAGCTCAAGAGCAACAACGCAAAGCTACTAAAGACCAAGTTGATGCTCAGCTCAAGATGAAGCAGCTCGAGATTGAACAAGAGCGCATCCAGTCACAAGCTAAGATTGCTGCTGGACAAATTGTTGCTCAAGCTGGTATGAATCAGCAGAAGTTAAAAGCGCAAAACCTTCAAAAGGGTGGCGAGATGTTTGCTAGAGCCCTTGAGAAGAAAGCTGATATGAAGCACCAGAAAGAACAGCAGTTAGATAACCAAGCGCATCAACGCATGTCCGCTAACCAACAAAAAAAGGAAACTAAAGAGTGACCGAATATCAATACCTAGTAGGGGAGCTCCAGAAGGAGCTCGAGGCTAGAGCAAACGCTGTCGCAGATGGCAGCTGCAAAACGTATGACCAGTATCAAAATGCAGTAGGGATTATCCGTGGTCTTGCCCTCGCTGTAGATTTAATCAAAGACCGTGAGCAAACATTAAAGGACTCAGATGAGTGACATTATCATTAGCGACGCATTGGGGAACCTATCGAAGCTACCTGAAAAGCAAGAAGAAAAAGCAACACAACTTCCAAAAGCTGCTGGCTACCATATTTTATGTATGGTTCCACAGGTTGAAGAAGAGTATGACAGCGGCATTATCAAGTCTGCATTAACACAACAACATGAGGAAGTTTTAACTCCTGTGCTGTTTGTTATGGACATTGGTCCTGACGCTTACGTTGATAAAGAACGTTTCCCTAGTGGACCGCTCTGTAAGGTTGGTGACTTTGTATTGATTCGTCCTAGTTCTGGTTCACGTCTTAAGATTCATGGTCGTGAGTTCCGAATTATTAATGACGACTCAGTCGAAGCCGTAGTTCAAGACCCCCGTGGGATTACACGTGCATAAGGAGATTTAAATGTCTGAAGAATTTGGCACAGTAACTTTTGGTAAGGGCGGTAAGGTTATCCCTGTAGGTGGGGAAGATACTTATGAGTTCCCAGACGAAGTTGCAGCAAGAGAAGAAAAAGAAGTAAGAGCAGAACCTGAGGTAGATATTGAGATTGTTGACGATACTCCTGAGGAAGACCGCAATAAACAGCCTATGGCTGAAGAAAAGGTCTTAGCAGCTGACGATGAAGATGATGAGCTTTTGTCCTACGACAAGAAAGTTCAAAAACGCATTAAAAAGCTAACAAAAGGCTATCATGACATCCGCCGTGAGAAAGACGAAGCGGTTAAGATGCGTGAAGAAGCGCTTCGTGTAGCTCAATTCCTAGTAGAAGAGAACAAAAAGATTCAAGCAACTCTTCACGAAGGAAGCAAGATTTACATCGAGCAGGGTAAAGTAGGTGCAGAAGCTGAACTTTCTATGGCTAAAAAAGCGTATAAAGAAGCTTATGAAGCAGGTGATAGCGATGCGTTAGTAGAAGCACAGTTGGCAATTTCAGAGGCAACTTTGAAGTTAGACCGTGCTAAAACTATGCAGCCAATTGAACCTAAGGGGCAGGAATATAACATTCCACAAATTACTCCAGAAGCTCCAGCGCAAGACCCAAAACTTACTCAATGGTTAGATTCTAACGATTGGTATGGTGGTGAAACTCCTGAAGAAGACGAAATGACTGGACTTGCAATTACCATTCATAACCGTCTTGCTCGTGAATTTGGTGAAAAATATGTTGGAACTGATGAGTATTATTCTAAAATCAGTGATACAATCCGCAAAAGATTCCCCGATTATTTCGGAGCAGATGAAGAATCACAAGTTTCAGAAGTACAAAAAACCCCGGTTAAAACCCGAGCCAAACCCGCTGCAAGTGTCGTAGCTCCTGCTACACGCTCAGTTGCCCCCAAGAAAGTACAACTTACGCCTACTCAGGTACAGATAGCGAAACGTCTAGGCGTTCCACTAGAGCTGTATGCCAAGAAGGTTGCCGAACAAATGAATGGAGATAGATAATGGTTAAGAAAACAACCCGTGATGCAGAAGTACGTGATTCAGAAGTACGTCCAATTGAAAGTTGGGCTCCTCCTCAATTACTTCCACAGCCAGATGAGCGCCCAGGTTGGGTACATCGTTATGTGAGAACTTCTATTATGGGGTCAGCTGACCCAATGAATATCTCTGCTAAGCGTAGGGAAGGTTTTGAGCCTGTTAAGGCTGAAGATTATCCTGAACTTATGAGCCATGCGTCTATTGACGGACAATTTAAGGGCTCAATAGAAATTGGTGGTCTAGTTTTATGCCGTGCCCCAGCTGAATTTATGCAACAACGTGCTGCTCACTATGAGAAGCTAGCTGCAGGTCAGATGGAGTCGGTGGATAACAACTTCTTATCGCAGAATGACCCACGTATGCCTTTGTTCAAGGACAGAGCTACTAAAGTTACTTTCGGTAAGGGAAGTTAATTTCAATCTAATTTAAGGAGCTTTTTATGAGCAC